TAGGGGTTGGGTTGTGTTGGAGTCATGTAGAGGATTGGGAGCTAGATGACAAAGGCAATAAGATTTTATTATTTGGAAGCGAGGTGCAAAATGTGTAGTAGTTCATGTGATTTATGCAATCAATTTACAGATATGCGTAGCTTGGTGATGACTGAAGTTAGTGAAGATATAACATTATTTATATGCCAAGATTGCGATGGGCGATACGATGAGGAAGAAATATACGAGATCGTACAGGAAATGAAGCACGATGCCATGGTAGATCGTCAAGTTGATGATTATCTTTTAACGAAAACGGAGGATTAGTTATGTATGAATACAAAAAACATAACAGTGGCAAGGGTTGTAAAGCTCTTGCCATTGGTTTAATTATTGGTGCGTGTCTAGGTGCTTACATTCAAACACATGCACAACAATTGCTTGAATTGTATTATCCAATTACGCCTGATTACATATGTAAGGATGGTAAAACCTACGAGCAAGTATCAGAGGGGCATTCTGTCTATATCAAGATAGACAAGCAATGCATCAAATCAAAATGAAGGATTTTTTTATAATCTTATTCGGACACATCGTATTTGCGCTTGTGTCTTTAACCATTCTATGGATTGTTGAATCAATCATAGATCTTTTTACACATGGAGGTAACAATGGTAGGAAAAGTAACGAGTAACAAACAACTGAGTGCATCCCAAGTGCCTGTACTCATGGGTTTGTCAAAGTTTCAATCACGCAATGAATTGCTTAAGCTTGTCATGGATGCAAATCATGGCATAGAGCCACCCGGCATCTCGAACGAGAGCATGGATTGGGGAAACACTTTAGAGCCAATCATTCTGAATGAAGCATGTAAGCGTTTAGGACTTGGCAATCCTAAAATTACACATGATAAACCTTATCAACATGACACGCTGCCAATCGCTTGTAGCCTTGATGGCACAATAGATGGCAATGACCAGGAAATTATGACTGACTTAGAAAAAGGGATTATTTGTGTCAACGCAGATAAGATCAAATTGTCAGGTAAGATTATTCTGGAATCCAAGCTAACGGCTCATGAAGTAGAGAGTGCAGATCAATTGCCACTCTATCGTGGCCCATTGCAATTACAAGTTCAAATGGATATTTGTCATGCAGAAGTAGGTGTTGTATGTGTGCTTTATAAGGGTACAACGCTAAGATTGTTTGTGTATCAAAGAGATGATGAGACACTCTCTCAAATACATGATGCAATCATGGACTTTCAAAGAAGGATTGACAAGTATTTAACGAATGAAGAAGTTGAATGGTACGATATGCAATCGCCTGACGAAGCATCAAGAGTCTTTGATGAGGCAGAAAAAACCACCATTGAGCTACCTGATTTTGAACCACTTGCAGAACAAATCCTTACTTTGAATGAAGAAATCACTGACAAACAAAAGCAAATTGATGCGTTGCAAATTCGCATCATGGACGAAATGCGTGATAGTCAATACGCTCATTCAGGGCGTTATAAAATCTCATGGCCCGTAATTAATTACAAGGCTCAACCTGAGAAGTACACACCACCTCGCCCGGCTCGAACAGTCAGACAATCTAAATTGAGAATCAGAGATAGGGAGGACTTGTAATGAATGATGATTATCAACAATACTACGAAACTGTCTTAAGAGAAGAAGAATATCTTGACGACATCAAGCAACAAGAAAAAGAAATGGATGATTTTGAATTCTTAGCGATCATAAAAAGACGGATCGTAGATAAACGCAGAAGAAAACTATTATTAAAAACTTACTTTGGAGAACATTATGACAGAGAAAACTTTGGAGACTGTTAAGTCTTGTATGGATTATGTAGCAAAACTAAATGAAACAGAGGGTGTAGAGCAAAAAGGTGGTAAAAAATACACTCAAGTTGTCCATCGAATGGAAGCATTTAGAAAATATTTTGGTTTTGAATATACCGTAATGACTGAAATTGTTGTTGATACTACTAGTAGAGTAGTGATGGTTGCTAAAATATTAAATAGAGAAGGGATGATTGTAGGTACAGGTCATGCTGAAGAAATTCGAGGTCAAGGTTATGTGAATAAAACTTCAGCGCTTGAAAACTGTGAGACTTCTGCAATTGGACGTGCGCTTTCAGCTATTGGCTTGTCAGGTGGTGAGTATGCATCGGCTAATGAGATGGATGGTGTTGAGCGTAAATCTAACGCCATGGCTGAGCAAGTCAAACAAGCTAATGTAAAAAAGTAATTAGCCTCAGTCTTCCCGGCAAAGGTTCAGTTGAGGTCAAGGATCGTGATGATCTAAGAAAACAAATGAAGACTATGTCAAGTTTGATTGAGGCAAATCAAAAACTAACGCCAAGTGAGAAAACAGATAAGCTTTCTAAGTTCTTGAATGAGAACGAAAAAACACTCAATAATGAAGGCGTTCAAGTATGGATGGAAATCAAGAATCACATACTTGACTTGTTACGAAAGATAGAGAGGGGTGAATAATGGATAAGACATTAGCGCACGACCCTTTGTATGAACGTTTACATGTCAGAAGTTATGTAAATGATGATCCATATGCAGCACTCGTGTTAGCGATTCTACGCAATGCATTAGATGAGTACTTAGGTTATCGAGTACCTGATAAATTGAGAGAACCAGCCAAACGATTTATCTATCATGACAATGAAATATTTCATGTAGCGATGTTATTGCTTGGATGTGATCCTGATTTATTTCGTAAACACATTACAAAAATGCGCTTAAACAAAGAACGATTAAGAAAACCAAGGAATGATGAATGAATTACTTATCGTTATGTAGTGGCATTGAAGCAGCAACAGTGGCTTGGCATCCCTTGGGGTGGAAGCCTGTTGCCTTTTCTGAAATAGAAAAGTTTCCAAGTGAGGTATTGGCGCATCATTATCCTGATGTGCCTAACCTTGGAGACATGACTCAATTTAAGGAGTGGAATTATGCAGAAGGATCAATTGACCTTGTGGTCGGAGGAACACCCTGTCAATCGTTCTCCGTTGCGGGACTTAGAAAAGGACTTGAAGATCCCAGAGGCAACCTTGCCCTTACCTTTTGTGGAATACTTAATAAGTTTAGACCCAAGTGGTTCGTTTGGGAAAACGTGCCGGGTGTCCTCAGTTCAGGACGAGGACGGGACTTTGGTAGCTTCCTCGGGGCGTTGGTCAAACTCGGGTATGGGTTCAGCTACAGGGTGCTTGATGCTCAGTACTTCGGAGTGGCCCAAAGACGTAGAAGAGTGTTTGTTGTCGGACACCTTGGAGACTGGAGACCTACAGCAGAAGTATTATTTGAGTCCGAGAGCTTGCAGAGGGATATTAAACCGAGCCGAAAGGAGGAACAAGATCCTCCCGGATACATTGAAACAGGCTTTGGAGCATACCGCCAATCAACAGTCGGAGGAACAACCAAAGCATGTGGAGGAACGCTAAGTGGTGGCAGTGAAACCTTTGTTGTTAAAGAGGTAGTCAATGCATTAGATACAGAGTGTGGTGGTAGCAGATTAAATCACCAAACTGCTATGTCAGGTCACTTACTACATGTAGCAGAAAAAGCACCAACACTCACTTCTAGCGCTGCAGGGATTAGTCGAGTGGGTAATGATACAACGGCAGATAGTCAATACATTGCTCAAGCTTTTCATGCAACACAAGATCCTATTAGTGGTAAGAAGTCACCATGCTTGGGAGCAACATCCAAAATTGGTGTAGCTTATGCACTACAAGGTAGTGGCACGACATCACAATCAGGTAATGGTTCAGGTATTAATGAAGAAAAATGTTTTACCTTAAATCAAATTGATGTGCATGGTGTATCACGTAATATGAGAGTCAGAAGATTGACTCCGATAGAATGTGAACGGCTGCAAGGATTCCCTGATGGTTACACTGATGTAAGAGAGAAGTGTCCTGATGGGCCAAGGTACAAAGCCTTGGGTAACTCCATGGCTGTGCCTGTAATGAGATGGATAGGACAAAGAATAGAGGCTCAGAAATGAGCCTCATTCATAATTACTTATTGCATACGTACATTGTTATTTCAAAACCAAAACGTACTTCTGTTGCTTTAGGTGTTGTCCACATAATGTGTCTCCTGTTAATTGTGTTTGTCAAGATTGTATAGTAAAAAATTTTGGAGTAATATGAATCAAGATAACTATGAATTAATGCTAATGATAGATGATAACCACAAATATGTAGTATTCGATGGCTTCGGTGATAGCTTACGCTCGTTTGCCGACCTCGATCAAGTACAAATGTTTATAAAAACTAGACCTGAGTGTACATACAAAGAGATTTTGCCACTTTCCTACCATGATTTACTAAAATTATATGGCGATTCGCCATACTAATACCTACAAAGCTCACCATTAAATGATTGTTATTTTCTGATACCTTACCCTAGGTTACATTGAGATCGTGCAATACAGAGCGATTGTGAAGGTTGTTTTAGTGAGTGACCTTTGGTTTTTTGTGAATTATGTACATATCCATGCCTTCAGCATGAATTAACATAAAATCTGAATCATCCTCTTCAGAGAACATGATCTTCACCATAGATTCATCACCATCTTCTAAGATTTCAATGTTCCAAATCTTTTTTCCGATGACTTCATCTATTGCTCGAGCTTGTTCTGAGTTGAGTTCTGTTGTTATACTAGTTTCTTCGTCCATCTTCCACCGTCCTTGAGTACCATTGGCATGAGTTTAGGTTGCCCTTCTAAAATCATACCACATCCAACGATGAATCGTGACTTAAAATTCTTAGCATATTCAA